AGAGCAGAGCAACCCGAACCTTGCCGTTCGGGAGGTCGTCTAGGCGTTCTCCATCGGCGCCGCGGAGGCTTCCCCCGGTTCTTCGTCCGGCGCACCGATGAGGCCAGCGGCCAGAATGCCGGTGGCCAACATCACATTCTCGACCGGAGGCCGCGCCTCCACGTAGTCGCGAACAAGCTTGAGCGCAGCTTCTGGAGTGGCGCCGCCACCGATCAAGCCGAGCCGCACTGGCTCGCTGATGTCGCGCATCAGCCAGGCGCCGCTCTGCAGCCGCGACAGCACCACTTGCGGGCCGGCATCGCACTTTTCCTGCAGGAGGATGAGCTCACCCCAGCGCAGGCGGAAGGTGTAATGCCCGTCCGCCCAGTCGATATCTATGGATGCATCGCGGGCCATCAGGACGTGGTCCGGACCATCTCGCCGTCGCTGACCGCGTTGATGGTCAGCGTGACACGCCGGCCGTTGGTAGCGCCCACCTCGAGCGGACCGATCTGCATGTTGCCGGTGAAGGTGTCGGTGCTGCTGGGCCACTCGATTTCGAGCTTGGCCGCCACCGAGTCGACACTCTCCCAAGCTGCGAGCCAGGTGTCTTTCGCCTCAATGGCGAACACGCCTTCGCCCGACACGCTGATGTTGCGCGAGGTGGCGTCGTTGGCATCCCACGGCAGTTCGTCGGGCTCGTCGCAGTCGCTGAGCTGGGTCGTTTCGAAACCCTTGCCGAAAGTCACGCTGCGCGAGTTGAGGCCGCAGGGCGCGGTATAGGTGCCGGTGCCGTCGAGATCGAGCAGCAGGCGGACCTTGCCGCCCTTGATGGTGCTGGGCTGGGCCATATCAGTCTCCTGTTGGGATGATGAAAGTCAGGGCGTTTCGACGACGGCCGTGAACTGGACGACGCCGTGGTGCCCCGCGCCGTCGGGATCACGCAGGATCCTCTTCAACGCGAGGGTAAGGCTGGCAAGCGCATTGGTTTCGAGGGTGAGTTCGGCATCGTGCAGCACCCGCCGCACCCGCTCCGATATCGTCCGGCACTCGGCGGAGCTGTAAGCCTCGTCGTCGCCAGAAGACCATACATCGACCTGGAAGGTGATCTCGACGCCGTCGATGCAGTCCGTATCGGCTGGCAGCTCGTCGCTGGGCCCGAAGCTGATATACGGCGTCGCCACATCGGCGCCGCCGTCCTGCCTCTCTGGTACCCGGTCGTAGACCCTGGAGCCGACAAGCGCAGCAATCTTGCTGTCCGCCATCAGCGCCGCGCGAACGGCCCGCAGCAGATCATGGTCCGGCGCGAGATCGTCAGCCACGGCCGACAGCCTGCTTCGCCGAGCGGGAGATCGCACGAGCCAGCCGTGCCTTCACCCGCTTCTTGTTCGCCCGCCAGCCGGGGTAGAAGAACGGCTGCGCCTTGGTGCCGGGATGCTGCGTTCCGGCGAACTTGCCGCCGTTGACGTGCGGTCGCGTGCCGAACTCCACGAGGTGTGCATAACGCACGTCCTCATCGCCGGCAGTGATCGTTACCGAAAGGTCGGGATCGTTGGCCCTGATGATGCGGCGGCCCTTGCGAGCCCGGAAAGCGGCATACTTCGGCACGCTGCCGTCACCGAATGTCGCGGTGATAGACGCCTTGAGGTGGCCCGGCGCAAAACCGTGCGTCCCCGCCGGGCTGACCGGCGCCAGTTGCTTCATCGTCTCCACGGTCGCATCGGCACCTTCGGCAAGCGCTTGCCGAATCTCCGACCGAGCGGCCTTTGGCAGGGCCTTCAGCTTGGCCTGCAGTGCCTCGATGCCCTTCATCTTCGCCATCAGCTCGGCGCTCCCTCGGTAATCAGGATCTCGAACAAGGCGCGCTTGCCATCCGGGTCGGTCGGCGGCGCGTTGATCGCAAAGACGCGGCTCGGATTCCGCGCGTCAACCACCCGCCAGGCTGTGGTCAGTTCGCGCACGGCACTCGACTGACGGATCGTCAACACGAATGGTTGCCGCCCCTGCAGTCGGCTGGCCTGGACGCTCTCGCTGCCTCGCAACGGCAACAGATGAGCCCAAACGGTGACCACGGTCTCGAACTGCCCCGACGGCATGCTGTCCGCAAAGCCGTCATTGCCGAGCGCCCGGCGCTGCAGGTGTACCCTGTCACGCAAGTCGCCGGCTCCGCGGATCGTCATTGCTTGGTTCCCTCAGGCTTTGTGGCTGGTTCGGCCTTCCCTGCCGCGATTGCGGCGCGGGCGCATGGGCTGGTGACCAGCTTCACCTGCCCTGCCTGATACGCGACCGTCACCGCCCGCCTCGGCTTGAAGTCGAAGCCGGCGGTGAACCGTACCCAGGGCATCAGAGCGTGACGCCGGGGTCCGCAAACTGCAGGGTGAGGATCGAGGTCGTCTTGGCGACGCCGACGCGGATCGGGTCGTCGCCCGTCGTGACATCCGCACGCGGGCAGATCGCCCCGGGCGTGCCGCTCAGGTAGTAGTCGACGCCCGCCGTGAGCACGGCGCCCACGTCAATGTCGCCCCCTGTGGCGTACGCGATCGGCTGATCGGCGAGCGAGGCATGCAGGGCCACGCCGCCGATGGCGCGCACCTCGGCCGTGACGCTGTCATTGTCAGCCAGCTTCATCGTCTTCGTGGCCGCCTCCTTGTAGAGGATGCTGGATGCCACCAGCGTGCCGCCCGAAGTGCCGTGCTTGATGACGGTGTTGTCGCGCGGCTTCACGTTCGCCGCCGTGATCGAAATGTCAGCCATTCAAGTCTCCTGCGATGTTGGGATTTGCCGTTAAGGCTGTGGCCACTTGGCCCTTCAAGGTGACCGCTTCCGGTCCTACAAAAGGCAGGCGCGCCGAGGTGTCTCACCACCACGACGCGCCCTAACCGCAACTCGATCCAGGAGATCGCGTCATGGCTGCTCACTTTGGAGCATTGATTCCGCACGCCCGCAACGTGCCAGTTTTCTTCAACACCGCCGCTGAAAGCTATATCGAGCATGGCGGACAGGCTCGCTTCCTGCCGCCCATCATCGAGCACTTCGGCGAAACCCTGCTGCAGGACATCACCCCGTTTGACATCAAGCAGATGGCGCTGCAGCTCTTCCCCACCCAGAAGAACTCAACCCGCAACCGCCAGGCCATCGCCCCGACCCGCGCAGTGATGATCCACGGCTACGAGCGCGGCTGGTGCCCGCTGATGCGCCTGTCGAACTTCCGCCAGGAACCGCCGCAGCGGAAGCAGCCGGCATCCATCCCGTGGCTTCAGATCTTCGTGCGCCAGTGCGACCGGGACGGGCTGCCCCACCTCGCCGCCCTGGTCATGTTCATGAGCCTGACCGGCGCCCGCGTCAGCGAGGCCATCAATCTCCGCTGGTCCGAGGTGGACCTCATGGCCCGCCGCGTTGTGCTGCTGAAGACCAAGACCTCGACCAACTCGAAGCGCGGCCTCACCGATGCACTGGCAAAGCGCCTGATCGATCTCGCAGTGGGCCACCAGCCCGAGGATCGGGTGTTCCGGTTCCGCTCACGCTGGTCGGTCAACGAGCGCATCGTCGCGGTCTGCCGTCGCGCCGAGATCGCCTACAAGTCACCGCACGTCTGCGGCCGGCACGCCTTCGCCACCAATGCCATGGCAATGGGCGCCGACATCAAGGAAGCGATGGAGGCTGGCGGCTGGAAGAGCGTCGACATCTTCATCGGCATCTATGTCCACGTCCCCAACGCCGAGCGCCTGGTCGCCAACCGCTTCAACGGCATCAGCTTCGACGTGGACATCTGACAGTTATGGCCCGCTGCAAATTTGCAGCGGGTCGCCCCCTATCGCCCGGTTACTCCGCCGGGCACTCGGTAGCGAGCTGCTGCATATAGGCGGCACTCGTCTCGCCATAGGTAGGCTCACGCCCCTCGCTCTCGTCGGCCAGGAACTGGTTGACCGTCTCGAACTCGCGAGCGAACCGGTCCGGCTCCTCGATGAAACGCCTCATCCATTCGTTGAAGCACTTCACCATCTGCGCATTCGTCATTTGGCAGTCTCCATGAAAAAGGCCCGCCGCAGCGAGCCTGGTTATTGCTCTGAAGCGGGTGGGGATCACCCCGTCTCCGGCACCTGATTTTTACGTGCGGGATGTGTCGACCCACCCTCAACGTCCGCAGCTTCCGCCATTTCGGACACAGCACTGTCGCCGGTATTACCGTCTCACTAGGTCTGTCCGCGCGCGTCGCGGCCGACCCGCTTCAAACTGGATGCCCCCCCCAAACCCGGGCGTGGGGTTAACCCTGCGCCGCTTTGGGCTCGCGGCACGCTACGCCCTGGTCGGCCTGGCAGCGCATGCATGATCCGTCATTCGCGATCTCGCCGGTCTTGGCCCGGCAGCCGTAAGCCGGGTTGAAGGCGGACGGCAGCTTGGCTAACGGATTGCTGCCCTTCGGCTTTCTTCCTCGCTTCACTGCCGCCCCTCCGGTAGCGCCGGGTCCATACGGTATCCCGGACTTACACCGCCGCGCCGGAGACCGGGGTATGGGCCCGGGGTGGCTTCGCCACATTACTTCCGACACGGCGATCTCGTGGTGCACCCCCACACATGATGTTGGGGCGTGGGGGGTCAGTCGATCATCAGGCCCGTGTACTTGCGGAACTGCGGCAGCGCAAAACGCACCGTGAACGAACCTGTCAGGCTTTGCGGCACGCGGATTTCGCTACGGAACCCCAGCAGCGTCCCCGACACATCGACTTTGCCGTGCGCTTGGCGCAGTAGGCCGCTGAATGCTGTGGTCGGCATGAAAAACGCTGTGCTGGCGCCCTGCCACGCGCTGTCTTTGGCCGTGATGGATGTGCCAGTAAAGAAGTAGCTAGTGCCAGATTGGCGGCGGGCGCCGAAGGAAATCTCACCAAGATTCGTCGCCCCGGCATCAACTTCAAACATTTGGGTCGCGTCGATGTAGTCAGTGCCCGGCGTGACCAACCCGATCTGATTGGCGTTACTAAGCAGTGTAATCAGGCAATCGCTAGCGCCATTAGCTAGATCGGTTACATCGAACTGCTGCCAGAGATGGCCACCAGATGACACCAGCGAGCAAGCGACGGTCCCGCTCGCGGCTGTCACCTGCACCGAGTAACCATCCGACACGTTGCCCGTCGCGGTGACAGTGCCAGCAGTCTTCGTTCCGCCCGTGCCGCTATATTCGCCGCCGAACAGAACGCCGGGCTCCGCGAAGATGTCGAACTCTGGCACCAGTGCTGACACTGTCGCCCACAGCGCACCGCCAAGGTAGTGCGCGCCAATCGGCGCGGGGTGTACGTTGTCCCCCACAATTACGTTCGGCAACAGGGTGAGACCATCCGGGGCAGTGACCCATGCGTTATAGGTCTGCGCCACATAGACGCCGGTTGCCGGGCTGTGGAACGAGCGTGTGTCTTGGGCGAGCGCAAGGAGTTCGGACGGGTAGTCGCTGCCGGGATGGCTGTCACAGAGCACAAAAATGACCCGATGACCGAGCGCCGCCTCCAGACCTTCCTTGAGATAGGCAATGATCGACGCGATGTTGGCACGCGAGGTGGCGACCGATATAGCGTTCGCCGGGTCGTTGCGCGTCAGATCAAGGACCACGATGCCAGGATCAGTCGGGACGATTGATGCGATGTCTGTGTCTAGCTGCGCGGTGGACGCTATTTGCGTCGAAGTCTGCCCGCTGTAGCCCCGAATAGATGCCTTGTTGTAATCGACGCGGCCATTTGAAACTCGGCGCAGATGCGGCATTTGCCCCAATAGGTTCATGCTGCCGCCTGAGGTGTAACTCTGCGAAATAAACGAGTGGCCCACTGCGGCAACGCGCCCGTTTACCGCTGTCAGCCCCCCCACGCCCTCACGCGGGGAGTTGGGGCTGCGCAGTACAGGACGCAATGCGGGGCGAAGCGCCCGGCGCAGCAGGTTAGGCACTGTAGACACCGCAGGTTGCACCGGCGACGCGGGTAAACCGGTATGTGCCGGCGCCCAAGATGCCAGCCGGGCTCCCAGGTGTCAGCGCTGCGACGGCGTTATAGGCCCCTCCATCATCTTTCACCTCGACGGTGACCCGGGCGTCGCCAACCACGCCTTTGAGCCCGAACAGCGTATCAGTGGTGATCGTTGTATCGGACGAGCTAAGAGCAGTTGAACCGGTCGTCAGAACGTTGGCAGCAGCCATCTTTGAGAACTCCTCTAGATCCCGACACGACGGTATGGGGCGAGCAGCGCATCCACGGCAAAAGGCAGCGCTGTTGTGATATTGCCGACGTTCACCGACTCCCGGTTGGCAAACCAGTGAGCCACAAGCAGGTGCATCGCTTGCTTGATCGCTGCCGGCACTTCCTCCGCAGCCCCGTAGCCCGCATCGAACTCAATGGTGATCCCCTGCGTTTCCGCCAGATCGGTGGGGTAGGAGTAGGCGTCTTTGAACCGAACATACGATCCCAGCGCATCGGCGCGCAGGTCGTAGTTGGACGACGCCACCGTCGACAGCTGGCCCGCCGAGTTCCGCACTTTCACGCTCGAAATCCCAGACGCGCCCAGCGGCAGGCGCATGGTCTGGCAGAAGTGGTCGGCCGATACCTGCCAGGTCTGTGTCACGAGGCAGCGGCCGAGGATTCCGGAATAGCCGTCGAGCATCGACGTTGCGGCCTCGATCAGCCCATTGATGAGTCCATCCTCACCCGTGTCGTCCACTCGGCAATTTGCCTTCGCTTCATCGAGCGAAATCGGTGGCCCTTCCGGGGCTGTGACGAGAACGGGTGCATACATATCAGCCGCCCTTCCGCACAAGCTGGTTCGGATGCATCGAGTGATCGTACCTGGCCTCTATCTCTTCGGCCGTCGGCGCATCCTGGCGTTCGGTGAAGCTGAGGTGTAGGCGATTGTCCGGTCCGGCGCGGAAGCCCACGTCGACGTAGTCGTAGCCGTAGAGCCGGTCTCGTTCCTCTGCGCAGGCATCCATCAGCGACGAGGTCTCCGGGATCGTGATCTCGATGCCTCTGGCCGCGGCTATACCCAGCCAGAACTCAACGCACGCCCTGCCCTGCTCGGCGTGGTGACTGTTGGCCAGGGTATAGTCGAGCCCAAATAGCGAGATCTGCAGCACGCCGATGTGGATGGCGAAAGCCACCGCGTAGGCAGCGGTGCTGTTGAAATACGGGGCTCCGCCATTTGTGCCGTCCGCCTTGGCGTTGAGCACGTCCTCGAGCGGGAACTCCACCAGACCGGGATATCCAGGGCGCAACCGAGAGGTGTAAACTGGCCCCGGGTAAGTCTTCAGCCATCGGACCATGGCAGCGATGTTGCTGTCGGGCCGGGCCACCGCGCGCGCTTCCTGAACCTTGAGGTCATCCATGTGGAAGACGCGGTCGCACCGCAGCACGTCACCGATGGCGTTGATGCCCCACACCTCGTCGCAGTAGGCACTGACGCCGCCCATCCGGCGGGTCACCTCAAAGAAGGTGGCGCACGATGGCCCAAGTCCGACGATGGCCACATGTCGCGGCGCGCGCTGCTGCCCTTCGGCAGGGTGTCGCGATGCGGTGGAGGACGAAACAGCGATCAAGGTGCGCCCTTCGATGTTGGGTTCGATCTCGGACTCGGGGCCGGCCTGTCCGTACCAGGTAGACACCGACCAGCCCGCGTCACTCAGCAGCTCCGCGAACTGCGGGCGCGTGTAGTGGCGGAAGTGAAACTTGATGCGTCCGGCGTGCGGGAAGACCGCCTCGTTGGGAATGCTGGCGAAGAGCCGGTCGGCAATGCCGGACCACAGTTTCAGGATGGGTCCGGGATGCTCGAGGTCTCGATGGTCTCGAACGAAACCACGGCATCGAAGTGCCCTAGCGACTGCCAGTAGCCCGTGGCCTCGACCGCGCCGGGGATGAAGGTGATGTTCTCGTGGGCGTAGTGCTCGCGGCCGTAGGCGATGGCCTCGCTGCTGCGGTCGCCGGCCACTACGATGTGCCCCGCCTTGGCGAGGATGCTGGCGCCGTAGCCGATCCCGCAGGCGAGATCGAGCACGCGGCTGCCCTTGGGTAGTTGCGCCGCCACGAACTCGTAGCGGGCAACGTGGTCGCGCCGGATGCCCGAAAGCTCCGGCGCGACTTGGCGTTCGCCATTCCGCAGCATCAGGTGACCGGCGCGCGGTCGGGGCTGCCGAGAAGAATGTCGGCGGAAACGACCGCAGTGGCAGTCCCGGTGCCGTAGAGCCTGATCTTCAGGTAACGCTTGTTGCCGATGTAGCCCACCTGCTTGGCGGCCGCGGCCGACAGCGTGATGGCTGCCTCGGTGCCGAGAAGATCGGCGTTGGCTACCGAGGTGAAGGAGTCGCCGGTTGCCGCGGCCTCGTAGATCACCGGGGTGATGGTGTCCGCAGCCGACGCGCTCGTACCGGACTTGTAGGAGAACTCGACCGAGTCGTACCCGCGGCGGTCAAGGATGGCCGACAGCTTGCCACCAGCGATACCAGAGGTGCCGACCGCCTGAGGGGTGATGGCGTTGAGCACCTTGATGTTGTTGTGCATGTCACGCATTGGAGCGTTCCTTTCGAAAAGGGGGATGGAGGATGGAGCCGGCGGCGGGCACGCCGCCGGCCGACGCTCATCAGGCGTTGAACTTCATCGCCTTGATGGCTTCGAAATTCACGACGCCGCCACCGACGCGCTTGGTGGTGTAGAACTTCACGAAGGGCTTCGAGGTGTACGGGTCGCGCAGCACCTTGACCCCCTGGCGGTCGACGACCTGGTACGCGGTGCCGAAGTCACCGAACCAGAGCGACAGGCTGTCGGCGGCGAGTGCCGGCACATCTTCAGCGCGGGTGATCGGGTATCCAGCGAAGGACTCAGGGTTGCCCAGCACCAGGGATGGCTGCCACAGGAACTGGCCCGTGGTATCCTTCAGCTTGCGCATCTTCGTGATGACCGAACGCCGGGTGACGAAGCGGGACGCCCCAAGGTAAGCCTCTTTCACCAGGCCGATCAGGTCGAAGATCTTGTCGGCGGGGAACGAGGCCGCCGCCACGAAGTCGGCACTGGCGCCCGACATCACGTGGCCGATCTGCCCCCAGGTCACACCGGACCCGCTGTCGAGCGCCGTCGTGTACGAGGCGAAGCCGCGGATCTTGGATGATCCGGTGACGAACTCCGCATTTTCGAAGCGGCCGAGCTTGTCGGCAACCTTGTCGCCCAGCCAGGCCTCGATGTTGACCGCTGCATCGTCGAGCAGCTGCTGCGTAGTCTTCGGTTCGGTATCGATCCAGAACGTCGGAATGCTCCACCAGCCGACCTGCGGCGTGGTGGTGTCGGAGCCCTGCGCCTGCTCGCCAGCATAGCCGGCACCGGCTTCGCCGAGGTCTTCGAGACCTTCGAGCTTGTCGGTCGAGATCACCTGCACTGCCGCGATCTGGCGGATCGGAGAGGTCTCATAGACCTTCTTGGCGATGCGACCGCTGGTGTCCGGGGTAACGAAGTAGCCGCCGTCCGGATCGGAGCCGACCGACAACGTCTTCTTCTCGTCGTCGTTCAGAGCTTCCTTGCCCTCGCGCGTCCAGTGGTCGTATGCCGCCTTGTAGGCTTCATAGCCGGCCTGGTCGACGGGCTCGACTGACTTGCCGCGATCGGCGGCGTTCGCCTTGATGATGCGGTTGAAATCCTTGATTTCGATCTGCAGCTTGGCGCTCTCGGGCGAACCCTTGATGCCTTCGCGGTTGATGCGAGCTTCGAGCGCCTCGCGCTCCTTACGCTCCGCAGCGATGCCAGCTTCGAGCTTCGTCTTCGCCTCGACTGCGTCGTCGAGCGACTTCTCGATCTTCGACAGTTTCTCGGTGACGATGGGATCGTCCTTGCCGATCTTCGACTTGAGTTCGGTCTCGACGGTCGACTTGAAGGCGTCGAAGGCCTTGCCCTGCTGTTCGAGCAGAGTTTCCAGATTGTCGGACATGATTGCCCCTTTATGCTGTGAGGGTTGCGATGTTCCGGCGGACCAGAGCCGCCAGTCGTTCCGCAGTCCCCTCATCGCGAGGGTCTGTTCCCGGTGCCGCAACATCACGCTGCAGCCAGTCCTTGAGGCCCGAGATCGCCGTCGCGGCGTCCGATCGCGAGAGGCCCTTCGTCCGAAGGGTGGCCTCAATCTCGCGGAAATCTTCGATGCTCATGTCGCGGGACGACTTCACCGACGACACGCGCGCCTTGCCGTTCGCCGGGAATGTCACGACCGACACTTCCATCAGGTCGATCTTCTTGAGGGTGCGGCGCGGCTCATCGGGCTTCGTGCCCAGGGCGAATTCCTTCGCCCGGTAACCGATCGACATGCCGTCGAGCGCACCTTCCTTCATCGCGCCATGGATGGTCTTGCCGCGCTCGGTGTCGAGATTGATCAGCCGGCCCTGTACGTGGAGCCCGGTGTCATCCTCGGACATAGCTTCCCACACGCCTACCGGCAGCGCGTCCATGTCGGTCATCATCCAACCGCCGTGCTGCACCAGCATCGGCGGCAGCTTCTTCGACTTGTTCCAGTCCCGAAGCGTCTCCTTGAACGCCCCCTTCTGGATCACATCGCCATAGGCATCGACATTGCCGAACACGGCGCCATAGCCCTCGAACGTGCCGGACTTCGCCGCATCGTCACTGAACTTCACCTCGAGCGGCGCGTAGAACATGTCACGCATTGACGGGATCCTTGCTGGGGTCGCTGGGCGGAGTATCGGTCGGCTTGGTGATCAGCGCCGGGAACTCGTCACCACCGGCGACGGGGTTGAGGTCTTCGAGCTCGCGCACTTCGTTTCGCGTCATGTAGCCAGGCCGCTGGGTGTCACCGAGGGCGTTCTTGTAGAACTCCGAGCGATCCTTCGCGGCACCGCGCATCAGCGCGTTGGGGAAGAACTTGGTGTAGTAGCCGGCATCCCGGTCTTCCTCGGTCAGGAGATTGGCGTCGGCGCTCTCCTCGATGCGCTTGTACCAGGGCGACAATGTGTGAACGACGTGCGCCAGAAACATCTGCTCGGCGCTCGCATAGGTGGCCGTCTTGTCGGAGTAGCCCACCATGATGGGCATCACACCGAACTCGCGGCAGATTTCCTCGATCTGCATCTTCCGGCTTTCGACCAACTGCTGGTCGACCGCCGAGAAAGACCGGTTCATGTAGCTGGCGCTGTCATCGACGATCAGCGGCCGGCCGAAGCGTTCACCGCCCGGCAGGTGCTTGTCGAGCCATGCCGATAGGAAGTTGAACCGCTCGGGGCTCAGCTTCTCCTTGGTCGCCAGCACGCCGCTGGTCTGCGCCCCGTTCTTCTGGAACTCGGACTGCGCCTGCTCCAACGTGATGGCAAGGCCGATGGCCTCGCGGGCGAGCTTAATGATGTCGAGGCCGAGCCACGAATTCCACGACGGACCGCGCACATGCCAGATGGAGTCCGGCCCGAAGACCTGCGATGCGCCGTTCTCATTGCTGACCTTGTACTCCAAGGTCATGTCAGGCTTGCGCTTCACCTCGACGCGCTTCGGCTCGATCGGGATCAGCTCCCGAATCTCGCGACCGATGCCGACCCGGTTAACGAACACAAAGGCGTTGCTCGTCATTATGGCGTGCAACGTAATCGTCTCGCGGAACTCGTAGCTGGTCTGCCACGAGTTCGGCTTCCGGGTGAGCAGCTTGGCGAGTGGCCTGTCGGCGACGGGAAGCCGCTTCCCGCCTGCCGCCTGCATCAACCGGAACGGCACCTGCGCGGTGCCGTTCATGTAGACCCTGGCACAAGCCAGAACTGTCGAAACGTAGAGCGCCGACTCCGCCGTCACCGTCGCGCCCGACCGCGCGGTGGGCAACCCACCCCGCAGCGCCGCTTCACGCAGAGTCGGATCATCCGACTTACGCCCGGCGATCCACGCGCCCAGCCGCTCCCGAACCCCCATCACGCCGCTTCCCAGAACGACTTGCCGCCAGCAGCTTCGGGATTCCGGCTCATCAGCGACACGGCGTTGAACATAGCCATCAGCGGATCGATCTTGGCCTTGCCGGCAACCTGCTTCGTGATCAGCACCGCGTTGCCCCTTTGCTCGACCTTGGCATTGCCAACGCACCAGGCCATCAGGGCTTGGCCGCAATGCTTCAGCGTTCCGTCTTTCAGCTTGCGCTCAGCGCCCCAGATGGCGCCGGCGAGCCGGTAGCCCTGCGACACCGCAACGACCTGCTCCATCGTGAAGTCACGCGACACCAGCTCGTCGACAAGAGCGGTGATGCCGGCCGGGTCGAGCCCGATCGCCGCCACGTCCGGCAGCAACCCTGCGTCACGGACCCGCTCGCAGATGTCCGCGAACTCTTCGAGATCCTGCGTCGTATACGTGCAGCGGGTCAGCTCGCCGGCACGCTCGAAGTCGAGGAGCCGCGGCGCGATGTCCTTCCGCCGCTCGAACACATCGTCCTGCGCCCAGGCATGCGCCCAGACCACCCAGTCGCGCGTCTCCCGATGCCGCCCGATCACCGCGACCCCGAACAAGTCATCGAGCCCGCCACCGTCACCGGCGACCGTGGCCACATCGCAGAGCGCCAAGAGCTGGTCGAGGTCCCGCACGGCGGCCACCGCCCCCTCCCAATAGTCCGCCCCAGCCCATCGATCACCGGCAAGGCCGAGCGTAATTTCAATGTTGAGGTGCTTGGCCAGGAAGGTCTGCAACCCAGACGATGCGGCGATCACTTTCGCCAGTTCGCGCTCCAGCCAGTCGGCATTGACCGACCTGCCGAGGTTCGGGTTCGTCACGTAGAAGAACTCCGGCTTCTGGTAGGCCTTGGCCTTCACCAGGGCGGCCGGGAATTCGTAGATCACCGCGAGGAACGCCGGATCGACGATTTGCCCGTCTCGCACGGCCCGAGCGTATTCCAGCTTGGCCTTGAACACCCCAGCCGGCGCTTTGTCGCTCTGCGTCGAGAGGTAGATCACGAACCCCTCGTCGCGCGACACCTGCCCGCCCGTCGCCTCCTGCAGCATCGCCTCGGCGTTCGCCCGCTCACCGAACAGCCACAGCTCGTCGATAAGAACAAACGCAC